AATAGTCATGGCAAAATCCTATCTTAACTCAAGCCTTTTCTCAACGCACTATTAGAACCTATATCCGCGGATTGCACGGGACATTTCGTTCACTTCATTTTTCAAAAACCACAGGTTGGCTGTTGGCATTTGTTTTATAGTTAGGGCTGTGCCTTCACTATAGTTACCCTCAAGAAACTCACGCATTGCTCTTCCTGTATCAAGAGCCCAGCTAGGGGCGGCACCTGCCACACCTACAACAGCGTCATAGACATTTGGCTCTTGCGGAAACTTAGGGTTAAGGATACCCATGCCAAGGTCAGGGCCATCTAGTGCCGCACTCGTTGACATAGCTGTGTAGAACAAGTCAGACCAGATAGCCATGTAGCCAGATGCGTCAAACGCTCTAGCAATTTTGTCGGATATCGTCATCTGATCCATTTGCCAATCAGAGTACCTTAACTCCATGCTCATGTAACCCAAGCCCATAGCCGCCATCAGACCTGTGTACTTATTCCTCACCTGATTCTGGGCTACTGCCGCTGTAATCTTGTTAGCGGCGGCAAAGCTGTATGACATGAATTGGAACGGCAGACCTAACAACTGATTCTCAACGCGAGCATAACCCTTAAACTTTGGGTCTTGTTTCATGCCAAACTTATTTGCTATGTGCCAAGGAATATAGAACACACCATCAACAGCAATAGGTTTATCAGCAGGTCCGCCCATCAGTACAGTGTTGGCGATACCGCTATTCAGTGCTGACCTGAATGACTCTGTTGCGTTCTGGTCTGTCCACTTAGTTGTGTTGCCAATGTACAGACCTGTCTCTGTTTGCTCCCACGGCATCTTTGCAATAGCACGAGCAGTTCTTGCGCTGATGTTGTAACGTGACAGATACTCAATCTCAAAGTCACTAGCCTTCTTACCTTCTTTGCCATCTAGTTTGTTTGCCCACTTCACCGAGTAATCAATGAGAGTGTGTGTGCGAACCATAGAGTCTAGGCGTTTAGCAATGTTTGTTGATGGAGCAACACCGTTTAAGAAGAAGTAACCGTTTCTAACCTTAGACATATAACCCTCTTGCAGAGGATTGTTTCTTAACATCTCAGTCAATCTTAGATGTGTGTCACCCTTAATGATATCAAGAATCTCACCTGCAATACGCCCTTCTTGCATATTCATTCTGATTCTGCTGTCAGACATTGCGCCAAAAAGTGTCTTAAATGTGGCACCTAACTCATGCTCCATCAAAACCTTTGCATAGTCAGGTAGTGTAGCAAGACCCGCAGAGCCTAGATAGTTAAGCATTGCGGCATCCTTTAGCATGGTCGCTGTCTTTGTGGAGAGTGCATCCATCTTTCTAATGACAGTGCCTTTAACTCTTTCATCGAGGTGCCTGATGTCTTTGAGTATAGCGTTGACTTCTCTTTCAGACTTGCCAGATGCATACAGGTCATCCTCAATATCATCAAGCTTGTCTTCGATGCCTTTGCCTAGCTTTGCCTTAAACTCATACTGAGGTGCAATCTTAGCAGTATATGCCTTCATCACTGACATTGGGTTTGTTTCAATGAAGTCAACGACCAATGAGTTAGGGATGTCTAGGGTTCTGTGCTTTGTGTGTCTTGGTCTGCCAGTGCCATAGAAAGCAACATTAGGGTCTGTTGGGTCACTGAGTTTAAGTATCTCATCAACAGTATCCTTGGCTCTTTTTGCAACAGCCTCAACAGTTTGGGCTAGCGCGACAGGCTGTTGCCCTTTTTGAATAACCTTTTCCAGTTCAGCAAGTTCTGCATTAGCGTTTTCAATGCTTCTTTTGTTGCCCTTCTTGGTTGCTTCACGAAGCTTAATCTTTGCCTTAGACCACTCGCCCATAACAGCAAACTCATCAAACATATAGACGTTGGGATTTTTAGAATAGTACTCAAACAAGATACCTTCAAACTCACCGCGTCTAGCTTTGATTACATCCTGTCTCCAGTAACGTGGATTAAATGGTTCCTTTGCCGCATCAAGCTGTCTCTTGCTTAGTTGAGACGCAAACTCAAGACGATCCATTTCAGCCTCAAGTTTAGACACCTTTACTTCTGCTAGCTTTTTTCTTGGCCCCTTTAGTTTTGCAAACTTATCCTTTGCAATCTCAAGTTCACGCTCAACCCTAATCATATCCTTAACAATGAAAGCATCATTCTCAAGCATACCTGTTTCGTTTAAGCGACCTTCCCAAGTTTGATAGAATCTGTCCATGTCTGCGATAAACTCAGCTTCAGCTTTTGTAGCAGGCTCTTCACCTAGTATTCTTTTGCGTGCTGTGTCATCCATCCAGTCTTCAAACGACTTCTGCTTTGGCATTACACGAGCAAGTTCACCACCCTTTTGTATAGCACCACCAACATTGTAGTCTAGGATTCTGCCGCCACCTTTGCCGTACTCTTCACCGTAGTTTCTTAGAGCCTTGTCATATATCTGTACCCACTCACCATCTCTAATAGCGGCACGTTGATACACAGAAGCACCAATGTTATAGCCTTTCTTATGCAGGTTAAGTGCTAATCCGCTATCACCTGCAATATCTAGGGCTAATCTCTTAACACTTTGAGGTATGCTGTCATTTTGAAGGACGCGCTTCATAGGGTTTGTAACAAACTTAAACACAAAGCTGTCAGTAAACAGGCTCTTCTTCATGCCAAGCGCGTTGTCTATCCCTGCGATATCTTCTTCAGTTGCATTACGATAATCAAACTCTTCTTTGAAAGAGCGATATTCAGATAAAGATTCGTCTCTAGCTTTTTTGTTAAGTTCTAAATCTTTTTTCTTGTTTTCGATTAGCTTTTCTAATGCTCTTGTGTCATCAAACTCTTTGCCAGTAGCGGCACGGTATTGCTTTGCCGCAAGTTCTGACTCAGCTAGTTGAATAGCTTGCTCAGTACTTTCAATCCTGTTGTTTACAATACGAAGCTGATTCTCATTTACCTGCATACCTGCTTCAATGTCATAGATATTTACCTGAGATAGTGGACGATTAGCTGTAGGGGCAAACTCTTTTCTGGTTTTATCAACTGTTACGTCAAACTTAAATGACTTGCCGCTCTGCTCTATTGCTTCATTAGTTGCTTTGAGAGCGTTGGCTCTTCTTGTGGCAGGCACACTCAATGCAGAACCAATAACACCACCTGCAATAAATGCTGTGGCAATGTTTGTGGCTACCTCATACTCAGTTGATAGTGGGTCAATAGGAGCCCTGTAAGCTTCTTGACCTGCTTGGATAGCCGCCATTGATGCGCCAGTTCTCATGAAGCCCTTAACAATGCCTACGCCTGCACCACCAAAAGGAAGGGACACAACATTAACAGGGTCAAGAACACCTGCCGCCATGTTGTAAAAGAACCCTGCTTCAGCTAGTGTTTCTCTTCTTTTGATGTTGTCGTCAAGCGCACGCTTCATCTCGTTCATATGCTCAAGATTCTTAGCTGTGTATAGAACGTGTTGATGCGCTTCATAACCTTGGATGTGGTCAGACCACCTAAAGCTTTCGTCAACAGTATCCCTAAACATATAGCCCTGTTTAACCCAATCAACGATTGGCGCATATTGATAACCCATGCTTGCGCCTACAGTCTCAAAGAATGACGGGCCTTCTTTTGCCTCTGCGTCTGTAGGTTTATAAAGAATATTATTGTGAGAGAAGATGTCTAACAATCTATCGCCCCTTTACTTTACTAACAAACTTGTTGGAGAAACAACTTCAACGGCTTTCTCTAGCTTTCTTTGGAACGATTCTCTTGACTGACGCTTGGCTATGCTTGTGAGAATGGCTTCTTCTTTTAGCTGAGCGTCTGCTTCTTGCTGTAGAGTCGCACTGCTGAATGTCATCAACTCATTCTTGTCATTTATAAATGGCTCAAACTTACCCTGACCTGTCTTTCTTACTAGCAAGTAGTTGACATCTTCACCTGACTTTCCTGCGAAAGGAAGAGGCTGTAAGTACAGTCTATTTATTTGCTCAACTTCTACTTTGTCCTGAGTTGGCGTACCAAATACTGATGCGACTGTAGCCCCTGTTCCTCTTACAACCCTACCTTGCTCATCTCTTTTTAAGATTTCACCTTCCATAATTTGGAAATCTCTGTTGCCTTGCGCCCCTGCAATTTGAGTATTGATAATGTCAATAACCCTTGACCGTGTTGCATCGTTGCGGAACATGACATTGAAAGAGTTGCGAGATACTTCAACCTCACCCGCTTCAATTACAATACCCATCGTTGGTTGATAATAGTTGTCATAGACATTTTGCATGACTTCTTTCAACTCTTTCTCAGATGTACCTAATGCTACTCCGTATCTAGCGTTGTGAATCAAGTCATTAAAGGCGTTGACGTTTTCGCCAACAATCTCATTTACAATGTCTGCGGCTGTTGTGTCTGGTCCTAAGACTTCGCTTTGTCTTTGCTTGTACTTTGTGTCGTCGCTTAAAGTTTCTCTTGCTACAGAAAGTATTTTTGGCAACTCAGCAACACCACCTTCAGCAAACCTTGCGGCATTGATAGCAAGCTGTACTGTTGTGTCTTGGTCTTCCGTCAACACACCATCAGTAAACATATTCACTGGCTCACCACCCAAGATTGCAGGGTTTCTGACCTTGGAAAAGATTGGATAGTAAGTAAAGAAGGCGGCCATCTCTTCTGGATTAGCGCGACCTTCAGCAACTCTTATCGCTAAATTTTTAAGGCCAGTAGGGAAAGCGTTAGTCTTTGTAATTGTTTCTCCCCATGTCCGAACAGTAGCAATGTTGTCTGGATTTACATACCATGCTTCGCCTTCTCCTTGGTCAATGATAGACCCTACATTGTCTGTATCATTGCTATTGCTAGAACTACCAGTGCCGTTTGAAATTCTTTCGAAGGATTCTGTTTGGGCCTTTGATAACTTCTTTGACTCCTCGTTGTTCGCAAGCTGACGCAACATCTCATTTGACTGGCTTGTGATTGTCGCGCTGTCTTTACTCATGTCAGCATGAGACAAAATCTTGTCAGCCATTGCTTTCATCTCAGGTGTTAGCTCTTCACTGGTAATTGCACCTTGAGAGTTTAGGTATCCTTTAAATGCGTTGTACTCAACAGAGTCCACAACCTTTCCGTCTTTGGTTGTTGCATTTGAAATTACAGACTCAATCATAGCTTGACGCATAGCATCTACATTATTGTTAATTGTGCCTTGCGCTATAATCTGCACACCATCTTTGTTTTTGCGGGATTCAAGGCCAGTCTTAAATTCGTTAAGTTTTGCAAATGCACTGTCAATATCGCCAGATTTAATCAAAGACATTGACTCGTTTACAATGTCATTTCTTTGACCAGAAAGATTGTTAAGTACTTCTTGTGCTTCAAGCGCAGTAGATACAGCGTCTGCTTGTTTTTCTTCTGCTTCTTTCTGTTTCTTTAAGATAAGTTCTTGATTGATATCAGACTTGATAGCGTCAAAGGCAGAGCCTAACTGACTAGCTATCTGGTCAAAACCAAACTCACCTTCTTTGTCCCCAATGTTTTGGATGCGTTTAATATCATCGTGAAACTCTTGCGGGATGTCTTCAAGGTTCTGTTCGTTGTATCTGATTGCGTTGTAAACATCGTTGACAATAGTTGGATCAACGCCATCCAAGTTTAATAAACCATTCTGAATCTTACGAGCGATGCCAGTAGCTTTAGCCAAAGACTGCGCTTTACTAAACTCATTAGCTTGGTTTCTGCTAATTAAGCCTGCATCTTGTTGCGCCTTGATGTTGGTTGCAATCTCAGCTTCTAATTCTTTTGTATCTAAGCCTTCTCTGTAAAGGCTAGATAGCTGATTGATGTCAGACTCATTTGATGATAGAGCGTCTGCAATTTGCACTTCACGCTCTTGTTCCATTCTTGTTTGCATCAAGCTTATCTTGTTAGATGCAAGCAACGTGGAACTGATATCAGTAACTAGATTGGAAACCTCGGGGTCAACTACACCTGTACTGCGATATCCATCTGCAAATGCAGAGAATGAGTTTTCAAACTTCTCTACACCATCAGGGTCAAACTGATACTGTTGCGCTAATTCGGCAGCTTTAGTTTTAAAATCGCTTTCAATCTGTGAGGCAAAACGCTTCTTAACTACAGTATTGTAAGCTTCTGTTGCCGCTGTGCCATACCCTTCTGGTATCTTAAATGCTTTAGGCTCACCAGTAAGCGGGTCAATCGCACGAAGGTCTGCGGCAGATGCGGCTTCTGCAAGTTCCTTACCCGCTTCAGTAGCTTGTTTCTTTAGCTGAATAAACGATGATTCAATCATGTTGTCAGCCAAGCGAGATAAATCCTGCGCCTGTTGAGCCGCGCCAGTGTTTGCTCTAACAACGCCAATGCCTCTGGTGGATACCTGTCTTCTTTGTCTAATAACAGCCATACTTAATCTTCCTCACCACCAAGTTTGTATTCATCATATCTCTGGATGCCAGAAACAACAGATGATGTTGCACGGATAAGTGATGATGCACCCGCTGAACGGCCTCTTGCTGTTTCCATTCTGCCTTGTGTACGAGATTGAGATGCCTTTGCCTTTACATCTCTATCAATCGCCTTAACATCCTCAAGCGCAATGTCACGTTCAGCCTCAAAGAAAGCCCTGAGAGAGCGGTCTGATGCTACATCTCTGCCAAGAAAAGCGTAGAAAGCAAGGTTATTTGCCGTTGCTCTATCGAAGTCACGCAGTCTGTTGTTGATAGCGTCACGCCCTGCAATCTCTTCTTGCTTTGCCTGTAACTCAAATTGCTTTCTGTTAAATGCCGCTTCTTGTTTTTTAGCCTGACCTTCTTGAATTGCTGAGTAAACAGAAAGGCCAGTGCCTATCATTTGTAATGTTTGAATTGCCATTAGAACGATACCTCTGCAATAAGACCGTTGATTTGCAATGATAACGGTGCGCTTTGTGTTAATTTAACTGTCGGGTCTTTACTGTAACCCATTAGTCTAAACTCTCTTTTGCCAGTCACAGCAGTTCTACCTGCTTCCAAATCATCTGTCACCTGTCTAATAACTAGCTTCTTGCCGTTGACTGATACAGATAAGGTGTCAACTAAGTCCAATACTACCCTGTTAATCGCTCTAGGTTGCCCTGTGAGTGGCCCTCCCTGTATCTGAGCATCAATCGGTAGTGTCTCTACCTCTAGGTCGAATGACAGGCCAATCTCTGCGGCTGTTATCGTGTCAACTTCCGAGACATCCACATTACCAGATGCAACGGTAAACTCACCAAGATAATTGTCACCGTCAACAACATCGACCACAGCACCATTAGCAAAGTGAGAAGACACATCAAACACACCTGCAGTGCCTGTAAAGTCATCTGCAAAATCCATATTAAGGTCTGCATCAAACTCTGTAAGAATAAATTTATCAGTGCCATCTCCTTTGTCATATTGACCCACGAGGAACACTCTGTCATCTACAGTGCAGATAGAATGAAACTTCCCTTCTGTTGTAAACTGTGACCACCCTGCACGTTGCTCACTTCTATTAGATGTGAACAAGGCAATAGTACCATCTTTGTTGAGGATAAATGCGTAAGACTCTGGACGGTTTATTGCCCCACGCAGGATGGTCATCTGTACTGGGTCGTTTATCAAATGCGAAGATAACTGGCTAATAGATGTCGAAACATAAGCCGCTTCTGAATCCGCATAGATATATTCTCTAACGACAGAACCATTTTTCTGAACATAGATAGTAGCACCATCAAGTGACTGAGGCTTTACGAATGATGCTCCGTAAGGCGTTTGCCTTTTGATTTGTGCGTTAGTAGGTGTAATTGGTTTCTCAGTGAAAGCAGGGATATACAACTCAGATGTGTTAGTGAATATCTGCAAGTCACGATTAGATACAATATGACGTACAGTGTTAATCTCACCAATACTAGCAGTAAGGTCTAAGGCGTCATTGTCTTCTGCCTTGCCTACATCAAAGTTAAAGTACTCAGCACTCTTACTTGCCCAGATGCCATCAGGCTGTGCAACAGTGCCGCCAAACCATAAACGATTTTCATGGAACGCAACAGCCGCAGGGAAGCCACGCAACTCACTGTATGACTGCTCTTCCCACTCAGTAGTAGCGGCATGAGTCTCAATCTTAGGAGAGCCACCACCTACTGTAGAGTCGTTAGCGTTTGCACCTGCTGTTACAACAAATACATTCTCATCAATAACATCAGCTACAGAACGTGTGCCGTTAATATTGTTTGCGCTAATACCACCTACTGCACCTGCATGAGAGATTGTAACGCTATCACCTGTAGTCAGACCATGATTAGCCATAGTGATTTCAATGTCTGCAATGCCATCTGTTGTCTCGATTGCATCAGAATCAAGGTGAACTTCAAGCTTATCAACAATATCACCAGTGGCAGAAGTGGCAGACTGTACTGATTTAATCTCAATCTCTTGACCGTGATATCGGATAGTGATGCCAACGTGCTTTGAATCTAGGTAATCAGAGCCTGTCTTTGAGCCAGTAGTATCCCAATAGTCATCACTTGTTACTAGCGTTGCGCCTGTACCACTAGTCTTAGATGGGTCTAGTGTCATAGTAACAGGATGAAATGAGTAATAAGGCTGATGAATATGTTCTTCATCTGCGTCAGTAGCAAACGTAAATGTGTCTACTTCAAAGTCATCTAAGCTTGTGCGGACAAGTCTGCGAACCATGAATGTCTGATGGCACAAGAACATAATGTCACCAGACTGAGCAAATGTGATCTCATCTAGGATACTATCCGTAATAGGTAATGTTGCTGAATCAACATCCGCTGTAATTGTTGCAGTCAGTGTTACCGCACCAGTAGATGGGTCAATCTTAAAGCAACGAATCTTCTCATGTTCTAATGATATAATGTAACGCTCATCATCAGAAAAGATGAACGGTAAAATTCTGTGCTGTTGACGCTTTGCTGTGTCTACAGTTGTGTCAAACTCATAGACCTTGCGTGTACCAAAACGCTTTAGAAGGCCGCCCTCATTCCGTAGGAAAAAGTTCTCGACCTTCTTTCCGGCACTTGCGTAAACTTGTGTATCAGTTCGAGACAGCATTGAAGGACTGACTTCACCAAACTGAAAGTTAGAAATGGGAACTCGAATCCTTGCCATTAGCTACGCCTACTAGTAATAAACCTCGATGTGTCTAGCTTACGAGTTGTTTGCTGTTGTGAGTCTAGGCTTCTAGCCTTTGCCATAGCAACCTGTGCTTGACCTTGCATAAGACCTGCTAGGCCAGAGTCACGCGCCACAGATGTCGCAAAGACCATTGCAAGTGAATACTCAACAGCAATCGTAAAGTATGAGGGCCAATCAACTTCGTCAGCCCGATAAGTATAATCTAAAATAAGTTCTTGATTTGCACTTGTGTCAGCGTAAATCTTGTCGCCATACACCTGATATACAATAGGTGCATCGTTTACAGTAACAGCATGAACCATCAATGTGCCTGATGGTAATTGGTATGCGCTGTCATAGCGACCAGTAGGTGCATCGCTCAATCTGTTTAGTACAGCTTGGTTAGTTGCAAATCTCCAACGAGAGTTGACTAGTGCTGTACGAGCAATGTCCTCATACATATTAACTGAGACAAGTGCCTCAGTCGTACCTTCGTCAAAAGAAGTAATCGGGTCTGCGCCTATAAGGATAAGAGCGCGAGAACAAATATCAATCGCTGAATCAGCGTGTGTGCTACTTACTGCCATATGATGGTGATGGGGAGCCGAAGCCCCCCACTCCCTTAGTCTGAGTCAGTCGCTGTGATTGCAACACCGTTGATGATATCTACTGTAGAACCATCGTTAGCATTACAATAAGCGTGTGATACAACTGGTGTACCGCCTGTTGATGTAACGATTACCATGTAATCATTAACCTTAATCATGCCTGCGGCATCATTGAAGTAACCTGCGGTGTTTACAGTAGCAATAGTATCTGCTGTGGTGTAGTGCCACATTGAGAAACCTGATGCGCCTGCAACGCGAGATAGGCTAGATGCTGTGTAAGCCATTAGCTAGCCTCCTCTTAGTTGTTATCAAGTACTTCGTACACACCGTTTGCGTCGATAACGACAGCACCCATTGACATCATTGATGTTGCCAAGTGAGATACCTTCTGCGGTACGTAGTTGATTTCTGTCTGAACGTCAGAGTTTACACCCAAACCAATTGCAGATGTGTGGTAAGCAATGTTCTTACCTGCTGTTACTGCTGATGTTGAGAAAATCTTGAAGCCCAAGAACTCTTTCATTGTCATGCCACCCGCGAACGGTAGGTTCTGTGGGCCGACATAATCTGAAGAAGCAAACTCGTCAATTGAGAACAAGTCAGTGTAGCCCTTCGGGTGCATCGCTAGGTAACGCTGACCGTCTTCTGGGATATCTGCTGAACCAAATGTTTCGAACAATGTCAACAAGTCTGCCTTTACAAGCGCACCTGATGTGTCATTGATTGCTGTTGCGTTAGCACCCGCATCCATCGCTGTGTAGATGATTTCATCTGTCTTGCGACCTAGTGCGGCGGCGGCTGATTGTGCCACTGCTGAACGCTCGTTAATGTTTGTCTTCAACTCGTCTAGCTTATCAATGTATTCTGCCGCATAGTGGTCAGCCATTGTTGCTTCGACTTGTGTGTGTGCTAGTTCCATAGCTGTAACGTCACCGTTACGAGACTTTGTTGACGCAGAGCCTGAGCCAATCTTTTGGAAACGAACAGTTGAACCTGATACATTGCCTACTGTACGCACAGTGTTCCGCAATTTAGAACCCATACGCTGATAAGCCATGTGTACTTCAGATTCAAACTGCTTAATGAAAGCTACATCAATTGTATTAGCCATTTTAATCAGTCCTTTGAATTGTAAGTAAAGTTAGAATCGTTGCGGTTGTCTGCTTTTAAACGTCAATGTGATTATCCCGAAGGGTCACTCAGTGCATTACAGGCCGTTCTGATAGAAAGTAAACATTATTTTCTTTCTCTACGCAACGCACAAATCGCATCATGGTATGCCCAGAGATTTCATATAGTGTTTCATCGAAAGAAAATCCGCACCATTGTAGCCACATAATTGTATCTGAATGGTCTACAGGCACATAGTTTTCAATAGATTCATAGTTAGATTGCAGTGTCTTAATTACTTTCTTGCAACCTTTGAGAAAGGGTATGTAGTTTTTATTTATTTGCTCAGTCCCAAGCATCCAAACTCTACCAGACTTCTCATCAATAGGCGTTGTGCCGCACATTGCGATAGGCTCATCGTCTAGCATGATGGTGTATGTTTTAGAGTTGAGGATGTAAAACGGCTCTGTTAAGGCGCGTTCTGGTGTGAAGCCGTGAATAAAACACTCTCTAGCGTCAAGCACTCTTAGAGTATCTTTGATGTGGTGGGCGTGTTCGACCTCCCCTTTAACAAGGGAAAGTCGACCCACTCTTACTAGTTCTTTAGCCATAAAGTTTTCTAAAGCCCTCATCTACCGCTCTGATGAAATTAGCATCACGCTTTGCAGGATTGTGATACCTTTCATCCAACATCATCTGCCTTAATTCTGCCTCATTTATCTGAGCCACAGACTCTTGCGATGATGATGGTGATGATTGCTTTACAGCATCCATAATCTTTTCAACGACCATGATGCCTTCTGCTGTTTCGCATAGACGCTCTACAGCACCGAACTCTTCTTCATTGAAGAACTGATTAGCAAAAAGATTGACAGCTTCAATACGCGCTGACGCATTGTCGCCTAGCTTTTCTGTTTCTGCTTCTAAGTCTGGTTGGTTTTGACCAATAGCATCGGCATACATCTTGATGCCTTCTGCAAATTCATCTTGACCAAAGCCATTCTCAAAAGCGTGATTAGCCCACCACTGCAACAACTCATTGTCAGTAGCTAGAGCATCATCAATGCCTTCAGGAAGTTCATAGTCACCAACAGTTTCAGGTCTGTTGGCGTATGCTTCCTTCTCTATCTCTTCCATGAAGGATGTTCGATAATCCTCTTCCTTCTGTCCCAATTTACCTTCCAGTGAAGAGTACGCAGAAGCCAAGTCTTCCCCTGTCTTAAACTTTTCTGGTAGCCACTCTGGACGCTCAACCGCAATCTCTGTTGTTTCTTGGATCGCTTCTGTTGGTTCAGCACTTTGGGTATCATTAAGTAATGTCTCACTCATTTTCTTTTACCTTGTGTGCGTGTTTGATGCGTTGTTCTATGACGCCAACGATGTATCGTTGACCCTCCATATGACGCAAGTGTGCATCAGTAACACCTGCGCCATGTACGGATTCGATGGTGATGGAGCGGAGATATTTCAGAACCTCTTTGCCAAGTTCGGTTTGAAACAAAGCCGCTACATCAGTAGATATTTTGTTATCAGCTTTTACTGGACGTTCATATCCATCAAGACTGAGGTGTTTGCTCAACTGGTACCTCCTGTTGCATCTGTTGTTGCATTGCCATTTGTTGTGCCATTTGAACCAATTGTTGACGCTCTGTCAAATCTCGAATCAAATTGTCTGGTACACCAAACTTCTTTGCCAGATATACAGCAGTTTCTTCTGAGTTAATCAAGATGTTTGTAATTTCAGGACCAAAGCGACCTTGAACCAACTCAAGGAAACGTGCCACTGAGGTAATGTCTTGGTTAGCTTGAGCCTGTGCTAGTGGAGATACAGAACGTACCTTCACTTCTCTGCCATTGATTGTCGGCAAAGTAATGCGCCCCTGCTTCTTTAGAATGTAGACTACGCGCTGTAGTACAGGTTGTACCAACTCAGCTTGGAGTCTTCCAAAAGCAGAACCAATACGACGTGACAGGTCGGCCATGCGTTCTGCAACTTCTGTTGCACTAGCAGGGGTTCTATCAGGATTACCCAACATATCATTATACAAAGCCCTTTTAATGTTAAGCCTCATATCTGATAGTACTAGATTAGCTACATCAAAACTACCCGCTGCTCTAATTGGCTGTAACCCGCTAGAACCTGCCGCTTTTGGTATAACTGTTCCGGGAACAAGATTGATTGTATCAGGGTTTACAACGCCATCATCTTCCATTTGGTAGATGCCAGAGATAGCCATCTGCGCGTTTTCAAGAATCAACTCAATAGTCAGGTTGGTTGTCTTAATTGCTGATAGCGCATTGATGAGTGGGCCACGCCCATACACTTCACCAGAACACTTAGACCAACGGAAGCAGATGAATGGGTTGGACCCAACACCTTTGTATGATTCAGACACTAGTGTTTCGCCAATGCCACACTCAATAGCATAGAACAGGTAAGCCTCTTCGTTACGCTTTGAGTAGTCACGACAGACAATCTCAAGCACCTTAGTCTTCTCGTCAGGTGCGCGAGATATCTTGTCAGCCATCTTGCTAGACATAGTGGCCTTTGGATACATCAATGGAATATCAGAGAAGCGTACAGAACGCTCACGATATACATGGTCAATCTTATCATCAGGGCCAGTATCTAGGACAACATGAGGTAAAGGAATAGCAGAGAAGACAACAGGGTTAACAGCATCACCCTCCGATACTGCGAGGACACCTGTGCCAACAGCCAAGTCCATAAAAGACTCATGCACTTCTTGACCAAAGTTTGAGTTCTGAATGACTTCGAAAACGTAATCAGTAACCTCATCGAGTTCGTTATTAACTTCATCGCGCTCTTCTGGAGGTACCTCAGAACCTGCGGTAAAATCAGCCCAACGCGCAAAGTTAGGGACAAGGCCTTGCTGAAGACGCGAAGCGAACTCTTGAACGCCAACAACTGCTGTTTCATCGAATATCTTGTCATCTCTACGTTGTCCTGCTGTTTCATGGTAAAAAGACTCGCGTTGAGGTAGTGCGTATTCATAGCACTCTTCAAACAAGTCAACGAAATTTTGACGATGATTCTTAGCCATTTCATACTTCTTCAAGTACGTCTTGGATGTTTTATCTGCGCCAGTAGGTATCATCATATTATTCATCATGACTATAGG